GACTGGCAGGAAGACAATGGCGTCTGGCATCAGAATGTCTTTGCTTATTACCTGTCGATTGCCTGCAACCACTGCGAAGATCCGGCGTGTACCAAAGTGTGCCCGAGCGGGGCGATGCATTGTAGCGCGGCGATTTTTTTTGCCTCGATACGCATGCGTTTTTGCACTGTAAAATCTTGATTAGACTGTTCGTTATGCATCATGCAAAAATAATCGCTTGAGAAAGGGCGCAAAAAAATGCGGTATCAAAAAAATAGTGCGCTTACAGGCATTTTTTGTATTGCCTGTAAGCGTTTGGGATGGTTTTAAGCGGGATTAAAATCGAATGAGCCCTATTCAGGAACAGGAGGCCAGATGATATCTGGTGCTGAACTGAGATCGAGTCGTCGTAACGCAAGACGGTAGGCTTTCCATTTCGCCAGAAGCTCTTTTTCATCATCACTGATGGAGCCATCAGACTCTGCATCCGACAACATCTCAATTTCGAGGCTCGCTTTTGCCATCAGCGTACTCCGCTGATTTTCTGCATTTCGGATTAGGTCATCTTTTGATGGTTCAGGTGGGGCAACCCATGCGGGCATTCCATCGGCACCTGTGCCACGAATTTTCCCGTCACCTTTCTGGAATGCCGAGAATTCTGCAAAAATCTCATCAGAAACCTCTGTCGCATCATCAGGCCAGTTGTTATTGCGGATGTACGCCAGTAAATCCGCAATCAGGTAAAAGGTGTTCTGCGTTGCTGACCAGGCATAATTTCTGGTTCCGCTGATGGTATAGATTTTGCCTTCTTTATTAAAAATCTGCATGTCATACTCCGATTGCTTCAAAATAAACGCCTGAGTATCCGCCCTGAAAATTCGCAGAAATACCCACGCCGAACGAGTTGTTACTGAGAATTTGTCCATGAGCCGACACAATATCTGCACCCATTACAGGCCCGTTACACCTTGGTGTGACATTGAGCGAAAGGAAGGATGAAGGAAACGCAACTGGTAGAGTGATACTGACAAAACCGTTGTCTCCGGCGTCAACAAATCCCCACTGCCGGATGACGCCTGTTTCAAGGTTCTTTTCCCATGAGATGGTATTCAGCGACTTGCTAAATTTAGCCGGTGGTGGATTATTCGGACCATAAACGCGCTGGCCGTTCTCATATATATAACGGGATGCCCAGATATCATTCTGCGATACAACATCCTTACCGGCACCGGAGCGGATGTAGCCTCCGGCATCAATATTGCCTGTAGTGCCTAAATTTCTGCCAACGGTAAGGTCAAGGCCAACAGAAGCACCTGCCGTCACACTGAGATTTCGCTGAGCATAGATATCACGGGTAGCCCATATATCGCGGCCAGAAGAGATATCTTTATCCTGGCCGGAGGTAACGTTTCCATCAGCCATCATATTTCCGGCGAGTACACCACCTGTGGCAGGATACGAGCCGACATCAGCATTCGTTGGTTTTCGCTTATCGTGGAACAATTCTGTTGTTTCAGGCTGACCACTATATGATTTATGCGCTGCAAAAACGCGTAGCGCAGCGCCATAGGAAACAGCAATCTGCCCCCATTCCTCCGGTGAGGGTCCTCCTGACTGTATGGCAACCACGCTTTCGGGATATAACGTGCCTGGCTGAAAGTTTTCGAAAAAGAAACGGCTTACGTGTTCATTACTGGCTGCACTCTGCAGGTCTCGCGAACCCAGACCAAAATCACCAACTTTAAGTATGGTTTGTAAGCCGATATTTTTAAGGAATACATCAATGTTGCCATCAGATTTTATATCTGACCCAGGGTTTTCCCTCGCCAGTGTTAGTTTTTTGATTGCTTCAAGGAACTGCCCAGTGACTGAATCCGGTTGCATATTAGCAGCGGTAAGTATGGAAATAAGCTCAGCCTGAACATCACGGATAGAGCCCTGAACATTATTCAGATGCGAAGCATCAACAACGGTCCCCAGTTCACCAGTGAGTGGATTACCATCATGAAAAAGATTATCCGGTGTCTGAACCGGTGGCATTAAGGGGCGCATTATTCATTCTCCTGATATGCGAAGTAGCAAAATGTATGAGCAGGCTTGAGATCGCGGAAGATTTCTTCAATAACCGGATCACCAAAGGAAGTCAGGCGCTCACCTGCAGCTGAACTGCCTGAGCGAAAGCGGTAGGATTGCGTTCCAGAGGACTGAATATTGACACGCCAGACCCAGATAATGTCTTCAACCCAGAGGCGATCACCGGCGCGGTTAACTCCCGCCCTGAAAGGTTGCGGTTCATCAATTGTGATGATGTAGCCAAGGTTACTGGCCAGCTGAATAAAGTAAGGAATACTGAGACCACCGACCTCAGCCAGTTTAGCCAGCACGCGCTGCAGGCGTTGCTGGTATGTCGCATTTTCTGCATGAGTAAGGTCAAGAACACGTTCCCAGTCGGACAACAGGCTGCGTGCATAGAATGGAGTAACTCCACCTTCAACAAGCCGTGCAGATACATCGAGAGTGTCAAACACACCTGATTCAGATCGCAATGATGCATCAAGCAGGGGCTGGCCCCGACTGTACGAAACGAGTGGCAGAAGGCGATTTAACAGGGTTAAGTAGCTCATAGCAGCTCTACCTCAACATTGCCTAATCTAAGCCACTCGACTTTCGTGGCATCAATTACAGGCTGAATATTTGCGGATGGTGCAACGATGTCATAGTCAGTAATACCTGGAATTAGAGAAATCAATGTCCCCGCCTGGCTGCGAATAAAAGCCACTCCCGGCTCACGGCGAGAGTCGTCGTCCTCAAGCGTTCCGGCGATAGCCAGTTTGGCTGCTGCGAGGGTGATGCCTTCTAGTGATACCTTTACAAGCACGTCAAATGTACGGATGGCAGGCATGAGAACCAGCGTGTTTTTTGCCGTAACAGGCCGGACATCATCAATGTGAGCCTGCACCCTGTCGATCACATCCTGTGAAGGCAGCCCGCCAGCAGACGTAATAACAACATCAACAGTACCCAGCCCTCGTCGCAATGGATAAACATATGCTGCAGATACGCCGGATACTTCCAGTGCCCAGCGTTTGTAATCATATTTATTGCCGCCCGCAGGAGGACGACGAATGATTTCAAGCAGACGGGCAAGCAGCTCCGCATCAGTTTCCTCATCCGTACCGCCAGTCATCAGACCAACGGTCACTGTGCTGTCAAACCCGTCAGGTGTAGTGGTCAGCGTTGCCGATGTGACTGAGGTGGTATTACCCGCAGTCCCGGACAGAGAAGACATTGCATTTACGGATGCTTTTCCATCCGGCCCGATAGTAATTTCTTCGGTTGTTGTCCACGATACACTGTCGCGTTTGAACACAAGACCGGCGGCAGCTGCCGCGCCCGGTTCGCCGGTAAAGGTGGCAGGCCCGGAGGCGTTATTGGCGGCTTTTTTGGTTAACCCGCGTAACCGGGCATGCAGGTACAAAAATTCAGCGTCTGCCGTATCGGGGAAAATCTGGCGGACTATCCATCCCTGATGCTGATAAAGACCTTCGGCAACGCTGGCCACACTCGATGCCCGTACATACCAGTCGCTGTCTGGCCCCAGCTTGTCATCAGGTAATTGCAGCAGGTTCTTGATGTCCCGCAGCATATCAGTGCGTATTTGTGCGGCATTTTTGGTAATGAATGGCATCAGTTGACCTTAACCGGATATTTCCACGTCTGCGGTGTTCCGCTCGCAGACGTGACGATGATATGAAGCAGCATCCAGCCTTGTTGCCAGTGCTCGGCGGTGATGGAAATGGACTGTGCGCGACCGTCATCAATAATCGGCTGCAGGGCCTGCTGCGAATACTGCACCGCGAGTTTCTGAACGCGGGACACATCCTTCTCGCGGCGGAGTGTATGTAAAAGAGAGCCCAGCGTTGGATCAGCCCACCATGAGCCAAGGGGCGTCATCAGCCGTAAGTAGACGGCATTCGCTAAAGAGTCTGAGCTGTCACCGGTATAATCGCCGGTCGTTGGATCAATTAACATTTCCATGCCGTAATACTATCGGCATGGAAAATTAAATTATCGGTGAAGGGGTTCAGTGGGTATTGCTTTTGAAGGAGAACCTACGTTACCACAAATTACATTGGCTGATTAGGTTTCTTCGTTGTGCCTGCATCACTGCCGTGCTCATGGTCGTGGCCGTCATAGGTCTCGCGCATGGTGTTCAGCGTAGACTTACCGTCAGCGACTTCACTACTGCCTTTTAGCAATGGCGTGTCAAAATCTGCCCGCTCTGAGGCTGTCGTTTTATAAGTTTTTGTATTAACAATATGCTCTTCGGTATTCACGGTGTGTTTTTTAGTATTAACAATATATTCATCACAGTTCACTTCAATAATTTTTCCGCGCTTCAGGATAATGTTGCTGCCTTCATCAGAATAAATGGCAAGCTCACCACTTTTCAGGCTCTTAAGCCTGTATGAAGCGTGTTCCGTGGCAATCACCACGCTATGACTGGTGCGCCCGTTCAGCGGGAGCATAATGGCTTTAGTGCCCCTGGGCGGGTTGGATGTAAAACCGTATTGCTGGAACATCTCCACATCCTGCAGGGACTCCGTAGCCAGACCTTT